CTGTCACATAGATAATTATATATTTTGAAGTAAATATCAACTGCACCCCTGCCTCTTATTCGCCATCTCCAGCAATCTTTATGGTGTTTTTTTCTTGGTTTAATAAAAACAACAGTTCCTTTACCAAAAAATCGATGCATTTTATCAATTACGTCTTTGTCTGTCATTTCTACTGATATAGAGGGCGTAGAATAATCTTTTTTAGTTTTTTCGTAAGCTATGCAGCCTTCTCCATCTATGATTCCAGCAAAATAAGCTTCTTGGTTACTTGTTTGTTGTTCTTTTCTTAAGGGGAACTTTAATACCTTGTGGGTTTGGTCCTCGTTTAGGGGGTGGTCCAAATTTTTTTCCACCACTAAGCCCTTTTTGTTTTCTTCTGGACACATTTAATCCTTTAAATGCGGAAACTCGTTTAATTGTTTGTTTACGGTTTTCGCAGCGTTTTTATGAGCAGATGATGAACTTAAACCTGCAGCTCTATTTTCATCGTACTCTTTTTTGAGTAGTTTATTAAATTTTTTTGTAGCTCCCTTTACTATTGGATCACCTAATCTAAATGCAACTCCTAAAAATCTTATAACCATTATTGGTTTAATTTCCTTTCTGCTATGTCTAATCTCTTATCAGATGCTTCATCTTGTTGTTGAAGTCTATCGTATTGAAAACCTAGCTTATCTGCTTCTCTTTGATTTTCTTGTTCTTGTTTAAATCTAGTTTCTTCTACTTTTCTTTGCATATCCATTGCTTTTAAATCAATTTCTTGTTGTTTAATTCTTACAAGTGGATCTTGTTTAGCCATGTTAGCTTGATTCTCACTTCTAACCAACTCAGTAGTTATTTCTGCAATTCTTGTAGCTACAGCATTATCAAAAGCTATTTGATAAGATTGAGGATCTTCTTGTTTTGAAGCCATTATATTTGGATCTTGTGCTAATTGTTCTGAAACTTCTTTTCTTGCTTTAAAAGAAATGTGATCTGAAATATGGGATTGTAACAAAGCATAGACTTGAGGATTAATTTGAACCATTCTAGATGACATGAAAGCTGAGTGTGCAGCTATATGTGCGTCATGGTCTTGGAATTCAAAGGCAGTTAATAATTTCATTTGCAATGCTCTTGCATTTTCTTTAGCAGGATCCATTGGTGTAGGTTGTTTTGGTGCAGGTTTTAGTAAAGTTTCTATTTGTTTAGTACCAAGTGCTTCGTAAACTCTTCTATAAGCTTCATGTATGTTGTGTAATTGTGGATTTGAAGTAGCAATTTGTAATTGTGTTTGTGCTAAAGTTACTCTTTGTGCCATAGACATAATATTTGGATCAGCAACAGGTAAAACATCTATTCTTTCATCAAAATCTGCAGATTTAATTTGTCTTGGCCCACCAAACACATCATAAGGATACTCAGGTGGTAAGTATTCTGAACAAATTCTTGCTAAAATTTTAAATTCAAGTCTCATAGCGTAGTAACAACGCTTATGAACACCACTCATTACTCTAGAACCACGTTCTAAAAGAGCAATAGTTGTGCCCACAGCCCTGTTCTGCGTGTCGTTTCCTACTGCGGTATCGGTTATCGCAGCAAACTTTTGACCCGCTTGCACTACAAAACCAAGTAAATTAAATAACGTTGTACTTGGTTCAGAGAAAGGTAAATTAAAAAACTGATCTCTTATGTTTCCACCAGGAGCATCTACGTCTCTAAACTCTCCAGGTTGTATTGGTTGGTCGTCATCTCTTACTCTAATACCTCTTGCTTTAAATCCTGCTGGTAAATTTTTTAAAGTTCCTGCATCAATCAATTGTCTTAAAGCTACAGTTGCAGCTCTAGATAAACCACCAATCGTATGAATTAAACCAAAGCCATAAAATCCAAGACCAGGTAAAAATTTAAAGTGAACAAAATATTCTATTCTTGTATAATTAGGATCATCTACTCTATAGTTCCTGTATATAGATAAAACTTCGCTTGAACTTTCATCTATAGTTACGATGTACGGAATCTTGATTGCTTTTTTGGTTCTATTATCAAAGTTCTCATAGTCATCTAAATTTAATTCAACATGCATCTCAAGAACAGTATGGATGTAGTCTGTGAACCCTGGTTTAACTCCATCAAGACTATCAATTTTTTGTTGTAAATCTGATTCATCTACATTTGGTTTAGGTAACTCTATATCTCTATAGAAACCTGCAGCCATTCTTTTGTTTAAATCGTTTTCACCCATTTTTAAAACGTGAGTGATTCTTCCTGCGTCTTTTAAATCTGAGGCATAGTAAGGTACTACTAAATCTTCAGCAGGTACAAACTTAGAAACAGGTCTTTGTAGAAATTCATCATAATAAACTTTTTTAAATGTAGAACCTGATAGAGGAAGATAGTAAAGCATTTGATCCATGTCCGTAGTGTAGTCTTCCATCTTCTCCATAAGAAGATAGTTCATATATTCTTTTACACGATCAGCTTGTTGTTCGGTGTTCGGTGTACGTATACCTAGAACTTGTGTTCTAACTGGACCATCACTTGGTAATAATTCTTTGTATGCAGAAGCTTGGAAAGTCGTAGCACTTTCACTTAACAACGGATGGGTGACACCGGAAGCTCCTTTAAATGGTCTTGTCTGCTCGTTATATTTGACACCAAGAAGATCTAAACCTTTAGTGTATCCTTCTTCCCATTCTTTTCTAGATTCTTTGTCTTTTTTATATTCTGTAATTAACTCCATGCCCAAACGCTTTAGAGTTCTTTCGTCCATATCTTCAGCAAGATTAGCATTAAAATCATCAGATGCTGTTTCTTCAACAGTCTCTTCTCCTTCAACTTCAATACCAAGTGGAAGTCCTTCAGGTTGTTCCTTAATTTCTTCTACTTTAGTTTCTTCTTCGATGTTTTCGGTAATTTCCTTTTCTACAGCCATAATTTAATTTATCATAAGGTTTTAAATATATCCACCACTAAGCCACCTTTAGACTTATATAGTTTCTGTGTATACGCCATCCCAGGTTTAACTTCAATGGCAAAAGCATCAAAATACAACCTTGGATCATTTTCAGGGATAAGTTTGTATCCCTTCATAGGAGCGTTTGATGCTGTTTCGTGATAAGTGCTATTTATATTTTTTAATCCTAATTTTCCAGGTTTATCTGTAAGCGAAGCAGGATATTTGAACGTATCTCTTTTAACTTCTTTATAAGGCAACTTTGGATCTGATAATGATAATTTAACAGGTCCTGCTTTTGAATCTTGGAACCTAGCAGTTTTTTTCATAAGTTGAGGCATTACAGCTTGTCCTTTTTTACCAATACCTTTACCAGAAGAATAACCGTAAAATCTTTCGTTACCTGCTTTATATCCTTGCCTAAAATGTAATTTATTAAATGGCATAATAGCAACATAATCTATGTTTTCTTTTGCTGCTTTATTCATCAAAAACTTCAAGGCATAATCGCCATAAGCGTCAGCATCAAGTAAAGGAAAGTAATCATGTTTTGTAATCTCTCCATACTCTTGGGCTTTTGCAAAGGTGTTGTTTATCTGGTTATTTATATTTTTTAAATCATCGGAGATAGCTCTTGATTTATTAAATTGATTTTTAGCAATAGCATCGTCCATCTCTTTTAAAAGTTTTGTTCTAGAATTAACAAGTAGATCTAGTTCAATATCTCTTTGGAAAGGATTGATTCTTTTTTCTCCTTTAAAAGCTTCTTTTGCTGACAGTTGTTTTGCAATACTTTGATTAGCATCCGATTGTATTTCGTGAATGACTAAAGCTTTTTTACCATTAGGTGTCATCCTTGTATCGTACCTAATATGAAACAAATTATTTTTTAATTCATCGTAGTGTCCTAGATTTCTCATGGCTTCTCTGTTACCCAATATAGGTTCGTCAAGAACGAACACCGTTTCTCTGTAGTTTTGGCCGCCTGGAAATGTATAGCTAGATTCGTTTCCGTATTTTGTTGGTTTTGTTTTTCCTCCGCCCTTTGATATTCTCATAGCTTCATCAACATTTCCTTTAATCTGATTTATTAAAACTCTTATATTTTGTGGCTGAGTAGCTCTAGATAAGCCTCCAATGTTGTTTAAATTTTCTATTAATGACTCATAATTTCGTTGAATACTATTTGGTCTTCCTTCTTTAATAGCTCTAGATAAGCCTCCAACAGCATTTCTTAAAGTGAGAACAGAGTCTACCATTGTAGTGGATGGATTTGTAGTGGCTCCAGCAGTCTTCACTAAATCCTCTACCATTGAACTTGTTCCTGCCAACAGCTTTTCAATTTTAGGTGTATTAAATGTTCCTCCATACTCTATAGGTTTTAATCTATTGACAGGATTCATCTTAATCATGTTACCAATATCTTGTGCTGATAATTTTAAATTAAATCTTCTAGCGGCACCAAGGAGACCGCCTGTTATGTTTCCAAGTTCATCAAAGGTTGCAAGGTTAGTATCAAAAAGTTCTTCCTTATTAATAGTAGCTTCTTTACCAGCAAACTTAGACCCTTTGTCATAAGTAAATTTTTTGGGTCCTCTTTCAATTCTTGATGCGGGTTTTCCAAATATTTTGTAAGTAACTTTTCTTGTAGAGGTTAAGTGATCAATCCATTCGTCAGCACTGTACTTGCCTGGACCTTTTTTCATAGCCCAATCATAAGTAGCAGAACCAAACGCAGGTGGTTTAGTCTCGCCCATCAATAGATCGTCTGTAATCTTACGCTCTACTTTAACCGGAAGTTGTGCGTCTTGTTTAGCTAATTGTTTAGCTGTTTGTTTTTTTGCTTCAGGTTGATAGGTAATTAATTTTTTAGACTTTCCTGATACAGGGTCAGTTTTCTTTATAACAGGACTACCAAATTTATATTCAACGCCAGCTATTTTCTCTTTTGCTTTTGCAAGAACTGAGCCTATTCCCCGTTTTAAAAGTTCCTTGAGGGCCATTTACCCTCCTAGTACAGTTTAGTAGGTTTGTTTCTACCTAATT